ATGAATCTTCCGGATCCCAACGCCCTCAGGGCCGACGCCGCATTGCTGGGTGGACACGTATCAGGCGTGTACTTCCTCTATGACGGAGTAGAGCTTGTCTACATCGGGCAGGGTTGGAACTGCTTCCTCCGTGTCGCAGAACACACCCGCAAGGACTCTGACAAGCGCTTCACCCATTGGACATTCCTACCAGTCGAGTCGGAGACGGAGCGCAGGGCGCTTGAGCGTCAACTCACAAGGCTGCACTCACCGCGCCACAACAAGATTTGAGCCCACGCTCCTGGCTCCCTATGGGGCCGGAGCCGATGTCAGCGCGTCGTAGGTGCGCTCGCAGGTCTGGGCTGCGATGGCGAGTTGGTCAGCATATTTGCCGACTCGCTCCGCTCGCGCGTCAGCCCGCTCAAGCAGCTCGGCAAGCAGTCGGGCGGTATCTCCACGAGGCTTGCCCTGCCCTGCGCCGGCAGATCCGGTATCCGATCCTGATCTTTCGAGGGCGGCGAGGATGGCGTTGCGCAGCCGCTGGCCAGCAGCGCGAGAAGTATCAAGGTCGCGGCCCAGCGCGACGATCTGGCTTTGTGCACGGCGTGCCTCCTGATCTACTGCCGCTTGGCGCGCGGCGTTGCGTTGTTCACGGGCCCGGTCCGCCAGGGTGCGTTGCTCGGCCTGGCTGAGCTTGTAGGCGTCGAAGTCCTCCCGAACCGCTGCCCTGCCCGCCCGGTAGGCAGAGAAGTGCGTGAAGGCCAGGAACGCGGCCACTACCAGAGCCAGCCAGACGCGGGGATTGAGCAAGATGGCCATCAGACCAGCACCCCGCCCGCCCGCTGGAACGCAGCGATCAGATCGTCCTGCTTTCGCTGCGGCTGCCCGGCGAAGTTGCCCGGCAGGCTGGCCCATTCGCGGGAGCACTTCGACACCGCGTCCCGGATGCGGCCGGCGTGCACGTCCTGGAGCGCGCCGCAGTTGGCCACCAGGTACAGCGCCGCGCGGTCTTGGTTCTCCGGGCCGAAGTCGGGCAACCGCAGACGGTCACGGACACCGCGCCAGGTCGGCTTGATCAGTTGATATGCGCCAGCCGCGGTGCTGACGCAACCCGAGCCCAACCCCGCCTTGCGGCACATTTCATCGGGCAGACGCTCGCCCTTCCATTCCCCACTGAGGGCGGGATGCTCGGCCAGGCTCTTGATGGTGTGCTTGTAGCCGTAGCAGACGCGGTAGGCGTCCGGCTCTCGGTCCGTGCCCTCGGCCCAGCGAATCAGCGCCAGGAACGCTTGTTGGTTGCGCAGGATGTCGCCCATGACTACCCCCTGTACCGAATAACCTTGGCCACTGTTCCGAGGCCGTAGACGACGAGCCCGACCATAAGCAAGGTCCGGGCGTTCGATGTGAGGCAGGACGCTTTGACGGCGCACCACACCTCCCCGGTGCCACCGATGGCCACCAGCGCCAGCGCAATGCGCTGCGCGAGGTTGTCCTTGAAGTCAGTGCTGAGCGCGCCGCAGATGGCCAGCAGCACGAGCAAGACCACCGCCGCGGTGTAGATGGCGTCCATAGCTACGCCCTCCACTTCCTCGTCACCCAGGCCCAGGCATCGGCGGCCACCTGCTTGGCGTCGATCATCTGGATGACCTCGTACCCCTTGGACACGATGGCCATGCCGAAGAGGCCAATGAGGAAGCCCACCAAGCCCTCGGCGGTTTCCATCGAGAGCCACCCTGCGACGTAGGTGGTGCCGTAGTAGGACAGCGCGGCGCCGCCCACGGCCATGGTGAACTTTTCGGGCCAGGTGCCCTGCAGGAAGCGCATCGAGACGAGCGCACCCGCAACACCGCTGGCGAGCTTGGCGATGCTGAAGTCCGGAAGTTGATCAGGCGGCATCGAGAACCTTTCAGGCAAAAGAAAAGCCCGCCGAAGCGGGCTGAGGTTGGTGATGGGCTGCGACTACCCGACGAGCTGGAGCGTCTTCACTTCGGCCACCCACTTGATCGTGGCGGCAGCGACACCGGTCACGCGGATCTCCAGGCTTCCAAGGGTGGTGTTGGCGAATGCCGTCACGGTCCAAGCACTGGCACCGCCGATAGCGGCGATGGGGGTGACGGTCAGAGTGCCGTCGATCTGCGTTGCAGCAGCGTTTGCACCCCGGCTGATGGCGCCCGTGATCTTGAATGCCGCCCGATCTCCGAACGTGGCGACCTTCGCGGATACGGTGGCCTCGAAGCAGTACATCGAGTTGTTTGGGAGGACGACCGATGTTGCTGCCGCTGGAGTGCCGCCATCAGCGGACAGGCCGGTCGTCGTGGCATTGGTGGTGGTCGCCCGTAGTACGGCGTGCTGTTCTTGAGCGTCTCCTTGTGACGTGAAGTTTCCCGAGGCCCAAGCCCAGGTGCCGTAGAGCCCACGAGTCGTTGCTTGGGATCCACCCAAGATGCCCGAGTAGTCGCCGCTGGCAGTGTTGTTGCTTCCGCCTCCGATGGTGGAAAAATTGACACTGGCCGAATTGGTGTTGCCTCCTCCGATGGTCGAATAGGCGCCCCCGGCGACGTTGGCATTGCCGCCGCCGACCGTCGCGTAGTTCGCCGTAGCCTGGCAACTGATGCCGCCGGCAACGGTCGCGTTGGATGCAGAGGCGGTGTTGCCAGCGCCGCCGCCGATCACTGAGAAGTTTCCCGAGGCAATGTTGTTCTGTCCACCAGCGATAACTGAGTTGTTGCCGCTTGCCACTTGACCGCTGGACGTGCGCTGCGTCTGCCAATCGACAGCGCGCGGGCCTCTCTTGCCACCTCCGGTTGAAGTTCCATCAGCAACATGAGCGGACAGAGCCCCCGCGCCCTTTGGCGAGATCGCCGCATCGACGTTCGTCGCGCCATTCGTGGCGGTGAGGCTGACGACGGGGACCGTTGCGTTGGGAGAGGCCGTGTTGACCGCGTCCGTCCAGTTGGTCAGCCCGCCCCCACCACCGCCGCCAACCAGTGCCGTTCCGTCAGCCTTGGCATAGTCGATGCAGCGCCAGTTGCCCGAGCCCAGCGATTCCATCGTCGCCACATCGCCCGCGGCCGTGGTGATGTTGGCTGCGCCGGGCAGGATCAAGCTCGTGGCGTTGTGAGTCAGCGTCAGCGCCCCAAGGAATCGAACACGCCGGATTGCACCCGTAGCGATCGAGTCGAACGCGGTAACTGTGGTTGTGCCGCTGACGGTCACCATGTTGGCGGCTGCAGCGCCGATGTTGACCGTCGCCCCCGAAGCCAATGCGACCTGGGGGGCTTCGTTGAGTGCACTCGACAGGGTGCCGCCAGTGAATCCGCCGCCGGGCGTCGCCAGCGCCTGGCCGTTGGCTCGCAGGTAGTTGACGCATCTCCAGTTGCCAGAACCGAGCGAGACGAAGTCGGCTACATCGCCCGCTGCGGTCGTGATGTTCGCGCCTGTTGGCAGGATCAGGGATGTGCCGTTGTGGGTCAACGTCAGCGCGCCAGAGAACACTACCTCTCGCTTCGCGCCAGCCGCAATGGTGTCGAACGCGGTGATCGTCGTAGTGCCCGTGACGGTGATCGAGTTCGCGGCCGCCGCACCGATGTTCACGGTGGTGGCTGAGGCGAGAGTGACTTGCGGGGCTTCATTGAGTGCACTGGTGAGCGTGCCGCCGGTGAAACTCCCTGCACCACCTACCCCGCCGAATGCCTGCCGCTTGTCCGAGGTCGCATCGATAGTGAACGTCGACGCCCCAGCCACGAACTGGAACAGTTGCATGTAGGTCGACGTGTTCAGCCAGTTCGTCGTGTTGGTCGCAGCTGTCACCGCTCCGGTTGTGCGGTGCGCAACAACGTAGTTGGTCGCGCTGGCCGTGAGCACTACAGTGCCATTGGCGACGGTGACGCCGTTGAACTCGCCACCGAGGTAGCCCAGCGTCAGCCCCGTGGTCGTGGCTGGATTGATGCCATACAAGCCGGCAGGACTGACGGATCGGAAGTTCTCCGTCACGCGGGTCTGCCAACCGACAGCGGCGAGGATGTCTTGAAGGATGGTCATCGGGATCTTTCGAGGCAATGAAAAAGCCGCCTCGGTGGGCGGCTTCGTGGTTCAGGTAGTCCTTGGCCTAGACGGTGGCTTGGAGGTAGTTGGAACTGGGCCCAACGGCATCACTGACCTGATGGACGCGAACGTTGACCGCCGCACCGGGCGTGAGGCCGAAGGCGGCTTGCTGGGCGCTGGTGATGGTCAGCGTCGAGGTGGTGCTGACGAGCGAGCCGACACGAGTCGCAAACGTGCCGCTGCTGTAGAAGTCCCAGGTGTAGGACTCCGCCGCCTCGCCCAATGGCAACGCACCACTCGAGTTGTTCATGGCCAGGCGCGAACGCCGGTCGCAGCTCAGCGTGATGTCGCTGCTGGCGTTGGTCGAGCGGCGCAGATTGACCGGGCGCAGCGGCTGCAGCCCCTCTCCCGTGTTGGCGTAGGTCTGCGAGGCAACCGAGTTGATGCTTCGGCCCTTGGTGACGGCGCGGTAGCTCTTGGTCTGCCCAATCCCGCCGACGCCCGTGTCAGGCCGCAGCATTCCGGCAGCGCGCAGCAGGACGAAGGTGTCGCCGGCCTGGTGGTTGCCGGTGTTGTTCTCGGTGCCGAACAGGCCTCGGAGGTGGCGCGAGAGGATGTAGCGGCCACCGCCGAGGCTATCGCCCTGCGCGGAAGAACCAATTTCCCAGCGGCCCGGCGCACCATAGGCCCAGAACTCCCCGCCGTTGGCCAGGAGCACGTCCCGCGTGCAACTATTGAACACATCGTCGCCAAGTGACACCGTGAAGGTATTCGTCTCGTCTACCAAGTTGCGCGTCCATGAGCCAAGCACCGTCTCTGCGAAACCCAGTGGCGCGGATGCGGACACCGTGCCGCGGCTCTGCAGGCTGGTGTCGTCATCGCCGACGAACAATTCGGCATCCGCCGGCACAGGCGCAACGCTGTCCATCGCCACGTAGGGCCCTGCGTTGTTGTCGGCATCGCGCAGGATCGGAATGTCGAGGATCTGCGCGCGCGTGGGTGCCGGGAGCGGGGCGACCTGCTGGCCTTCGTAGCCCGTGGCGCCAACGGCCGTCTGCGTGAAGATCGCCGCATCGCCTGGGACAACGTTCCATTCGCACAGCGCCCCGCTGTCGTTGGTCGACAGCACTAGCCACAGCTTGAACGTGCCGCGCGGGTACTCGATGGTCACGCCATCACCAGGGCTGACGAAGGCGTACTTGCGTGAGACGGTCGTTGACCGCTGGTTCTGCCGGCGCCAAGCGTCGTACAGAACCATCTGCGAAACCTTCTTGGCCTGATCCGATGAACCGAGGCACACCGGCAACTGGACCTGCATGTCCTCAGTGGCATCGGTGACCAAGCGGATCTCCGTCTCGCTGGCAGTTTGGTAGTCCTTCGTCGGTTCGATGTAGGTGACGGTGACGCTGCGCGGCAGGTCAATCTCCTGGGTGCGCTGCAGCGGCATGGTGTCGGTCGATTCGCTGCCGCTTTCCGCCTGGCCGAGTTCATCGAAGGTGACCGTCGCCACCGACACGATGTCGGCATAGCGCTTGAACTTGATCGCGCCGTCTTCATCGACAGGGAAGTACCCGAAGGCGGTGAGGATCGGCTCGATGTTCGCCCGCGCGCTGGCCGGGTTGGCGATCTTGTACCCTCGAACCGTGTCGGTGTCCGGCAACGCGCTCACGTCGTAGCGCAACTCCCCTGCCCGCTCGCACTGGTCCGCGATGATGTCCTTGGCCTTAAGGGGAATCAGTTCGTAGGCCGCAAACTTCGTGAGTGCATACGTTCCGTCGTAATGCGGCCCCGTGACAGCCACCTTCCCATCGGTGAAGAAGTGGGGCGAAACCGTTTCACCGGTTACCGATGAAAACTGCTTGACTGTCCCGCACAACAGTTCCCATGTGCCTCCCGCGGACAACCTATAGACAGACCCAGGACCTGGAAATGTTTCCGAGTTCAGATACAGATACACGCCATTGGCGTCAGCCTGGATGGCTGTGGCGCGCGGGTCCCAGGTCGTTCCGGCGGGACCGGCAATCGAGCTGACGACTGTGCCCGTGTCCGCGTCAATGATCGAGAAGGCATTGATCGCCGAAGGCGAACTGGTACTGACGAAGGAAATGGCGTAGATCTGGCTGTCGTAGAACGCGATTGCCGTGCAGTAGCTGACCGGGCAGGGAACGGATGAGAGGGCTCCGAGAAAGATCGGGTCCCCGGCGACCGCCAAGCCTTGCGTGAATGCATAGGTCTCAGAGATCGGGTCGTATGCGGTGCCGCCGAACCTGTCGAGTCCTCCAGAAAATGCTGCGTATGGAAATTCCGCCAGAGGCCTCACAGTGCCTGTCGTCATGTCAACGATCTCGACAAAAACGGTGCCCGTGTCGGGACCGCCTTGCGGCCTTCGGGAGCGGAGCATCTCGTGCCGACTGCCAGCAATTGGACGAAAGCCATAGACGTCGTTGTTGGCCGGATAGGCAGATGAAAAGATCTGCGTGGCATAGTCAGCACCGACGCGATACCCGGAGAGCAGTCCAACACCCGTTGATGAGCTGAAGTTGGCGTGATACGCGCCATCACTGGCACACACGCCGCCATACCTCTGGATGCTCAACGGAACCGTCGCAATCGTCTGAATCTCGACCGCGTCGTCGTAGCTGTTCGATAGCACGAACGAGAACTGCGGAACGCGCCCCGAAGGCGTGTTGATATCCCGCATGTAGATGCTGACGACGCCCCGATAGGCCGATACGCTTCCGGGTCCACCGTGGAACGCCTCTTCCTCTGGGTTCGGCAACTGGTCTTGATGGCCTTGGTACAGGATGAATGAGGCGTCGGGGCTCTCTGCGCTCGCCAGGGCTGATCCGACTGGAATGCCGCTGGTCGCATCCCAAATGAGCTTTCCGTCCTTCAGGATCTTGACGATGGCGGCCGTGGAGCCATCACGCGGCGTCTCGCACAGCAAGAGCCGCATGTTGACGAAGTAGGCGTAGCTCGTTGTCTTGACGCTGCCGCCCTTGCCGGATCGTTCGGTCGTCGCAACCTCTCGCTTGTCGGTCGACCAGAAGACGTTGCCGCCAAATCGCTCGGTTCCGTACAGCGTCGGGATGCCGACACCGTAGTTGGAGTACTGGACCTTGAGATCATCCAGGCGCGGCCCAAAGACCTTGTCGGGGTCCAGTGCACCACCGATGGCGCCGCCTACAGCACCACCAGCAGCCACGGCGAAGGCGGCATAGCTGGTGCCCGCCGTGAAGTAGGCTGCGATGAGCGAGCCGACGATGGAACCGATCTGACGACCGTTACTCATGCCGTCACCTCGGGAAAGCGGAAGCAGCCGCGCACGGTCTGCATGAAGTAGTCATCGAGCCGGCACTCGACCACGCGGCGATTCGGCAGCCAGGCATGGATGATCGAGAAGCCGCCGTAGGCGCAATCCGCCACGATGGCCATGTGGCGCGCCGTTCCGTCCATCTGCACCAGCACGTCGCCCAGTTGCAGATCGGCGCGCGACACCTCGGCCATGTTGGCCTTGCAGTAGTCCAGCATTTCGGAGCCGGTGGAGGACTTGCCGTAGCCAGCCGCATCCAGCGGAGACAGCCCAAGCTCGGCGCGCACGCACACCGGCAGGCCGATGCAGTCCACGCCGTTGCGGCTGCGGCCTTGGTGCCTGTAGCGCACGCCGATAAATCCACGCGCGACACGCACGATATCGGCGCCGTTCACAGGTTCGTCCCTTCCGTGCCGCCAAGGCCGAGCACCGAGTCAGCACCGGGCACAAGGTCGAAGCCGCCGAAGTTGTTCGTGTTCGCGTGCTTGGTGCGGCAGTCCTCGGTGTAGCGCTTGCGGCACCCAGGGGTCAGCGAGTAGCTGTCGCCGACTGCCAGGTTGTTCAGGAAGGGGAGATGGGTGACAAACGCCCCGCCCGACTGCGCATAGGAATAGACCTCCAGCCACTCACCGGCATTTGCACCCGTCAGGAACGTGATGACGCCGGCGCCGAACCAGTCGTCAACCTCGAATCGGTCGCTGTCTGCGAAGGTGCGAAGATCGGTGACGCTGGTCAGCGTTCCGGTGACGGTCAGCGGGCCAAGATCCTTGTTGCAAGCCGCCGTCCATGCGTTCGGGCTCATGGAGCCGAACACCCACGGGCAACCCTTCGTGACCACACGACCAACGACCTTCTGCAGCTTCTGCGCCAGGCCGCGCAGCTCGGCGTTGAAGGCCGAGCGCGTGACCTTGATGTCGCCCATCGTCGCGGTGGCGATCCACAGCTTGCCGTTGACCAGGGCGCGGTAGTTGACCTCGAACACCTCCACGGTGGCGCCATCCCAAAGCCCCGCCTCGAATTCAAGCTCGGTGATGTCGTCGGACAGGAAGCCCTCGACTTCGGTGTTGGCGACCGCAGCGCTGGCCTCCTGCGAGATGGCCTTGGGGATGAAGCCTTCGGCAGCGCGGTACAGCACACCCTCGAACAGCAGGTCGCGCGCGCAAGTCGTCACGGCCAGAACGAACCCATCCTTGCGGGTGGCCTTCCAGCAGCGGGCAAGGGTTGTCGACCCGAGGGCGTAATCCGCCTTCAGGGGAATCGAGATCGTCTTGCTCATGCTTCGCGGACCTCGATCAGAGTGGTCGAAGGCCCGGCTACCAGCCTGTCGTCGTCATGGCCGGGGCGAACGAGCTCCCAGTTCAATTCGTCTTCCGCGAACTGGACCGGGACGTAGAACTCGCCGGCCCAGGTGAGCGATTCATCAGGCTGCGGGTATTTGTGCCCTTGGCCTGCCGCGGTGACGGTCTTGCCCGCGGTGTTGGTGGCCAGGGTGTAGACATTGAGGCCCGCTCCCGTGATGGCCGTGACCTGGTGACTCTGGTTATTCAGGAGCGCGGCGTCAGCGCCGGTCAGGCCCTGGAGCCAGAGACGACCGTTCACCACCACGCCAATGGCCGAATTCAGCGTGACTTGAGTGGTCGCCCCCACCGTCACGCCCGTGACCGTGCGCGTTGCATCGGCAACGAACGTGACGTAGGAAGGGCCTGCGCTGATGGCGATGTTTCCAGCGGCCACCCCAACCGTGACCGGCGTTCCGCCGCGGTAGACCGTCGGCGCCCCCTTCAACCGGGTGACGGCCTGCGCGTAGACGCGAGTGGAGCCATCCGCCTTTTCAAGCTGGCGCAGGCCGTAGGTAGGGCAGCCGTTGCCGAAGCCGACAGTGCCGAACTCCACGCCGGACATGTAGCCCTGCAGTCCGCTCAAGTCGACCGTGACTGCGGGGTTCGTCGGGTCTTGGATCAGGAATCCGAACGCGCCGGAGTCGGTGATGTTCCAGATCGCCCGAACCTTCGCCCAGAAGGGCAGAAGCATCGGCTTCACGCCGAACAGGTACTCGCGCAGAGTCACGTCACGTACCGCGTTGACGCTGGCATAGCCGCTCGGCGCCATGCTTCGGTCGTTGGCACGGGTCATCCGGCCAGATGCGCCGGCGCGGATGACGTTCTTGGAGAGGATCACGTCGTCGTAGACCTGAATGCTCATGTGTTCCTCCGAGAGCGATCAACGGCGCGGCCAGCAGAAAGCGCGGCCTGGTCGACCGTGCGGCGATCCGTGCCAGCGGCGAAGCTCTGATTGATGACAACCCCGCCGCCACCGCCACCTAGTGCGCTGTTCGGGATGACGCGCGCATTGCGGCTGCCGTTCATGAGGTACTGCTTGCCGTTCACGTCGAGCAGCTCGGGGCCGTTCTCATTGACACGGTGCATGCCCCAGGGGCCGACCATGCCGCCGCCTGCCTTGCCGAACAGACTCGAAAGGAACGAGCCGATAGACCCACCAGAGCCGCCACTACTTCCGAGCAAGCCACCCGTCATGTCCTTGAACGCGCTTTCGAGCGCCATGCGCATGATCTGGTTGATAACCGTATCGGCGAAGCTCTTGAAGGCATCGCCCGCGCTCTTGGCCCCGGTGATCCAGTCGGTGAATGCGTTTGCACCGGCATCGCTGATCAAGTTGTTGAACTTGTCGGCCAGCGGGTCCGCTGTCGCGGCCAACTTATCCAGCTCCAGTCGCGCACGCTCTGCCTCTTGGACAAGCTTCGGACTACCAGAGGCGTTGGCAATCGCCTCTTGCGCCTCCACAAGAGCGCGCATCTGCTCCAAGGCGCCCGAACGGGCCTCACGCAGCTTGACCAAGCTGGATAGCTCGCTATCGGCGCCGACTTGGCGAGAAAGCTGAATGCGTTCCTCTTGGATGCGCAGGCTCTCCGTTATCTGGCCGACCTGTTCGGATGCCTGCCCGTACTCGGCCTGGGCCTGCTTGAGCTGCTTCAGCCGGCCGACCTGGGCAAGACCAGTGGTATCTCCGTTGGCAGTCAAGCGCTTGGTGAGGTCGCTGAACTGATCGTTCAGGCGAATGCGCGAGGCTTCGGCCAGATTGCCAGTGAGTTCCAGCACTTCGGCATTGACCGCGTTGAGCTGGCGGGCCAGATCTTCGGCCGCCTTCTGCTCCTTGAACGACGATTCAACAGACGCTTCGGCGGCGTCTCGGTACAGCTTCGCCTTCTTGGCCAGCAGGTCGTTGATCTTCCCTTGAGCCGACTCGCGATCCGTGGCCTTTGCAGCCTTAGCCTGGAAAGCCTGAAGCGCGGCGATTTCCTGGTCGTAGATCGTGGCTTGAGAGGCGACTGCCTCTTCAGCAGCAACACGACGGCCTTCGTAGTAGTCCTTCGTGGAGATCAGCGCGGCCCCGTTGTAGAGGTCGAGCATCTTGTTGCGCGAGGCCAGGATGTCGCGCTCTTCGTTGGCTGCGTTCTCCAGTGCCTTGAGTTCGTTGTCCAGCAGCTTCTTCGTCGCATCGCTGCCAGAACCGCCGCCCTTCTTGGTGGCGCCCTGGAAGGTCAGTTGCTGGCCGGCGCCCGGGCGATTGCCGAAGCCGAACTGCGCCGCATTGGCCGCGTCCTGCTTCTGCTGATCGAGACGGCGCTGCACTTTCGTGCTGAAGAATTCCCGATTGGCAATGGCCTGCATGTCCGCAGCCCATTCCTTGCCGATCTGGGAAGCTTGCTTGAACTCGCCCGAGGCAATCGCCGCCACTTGCGCAGCCGCGGCGCCGATGGTCTTGCCGATCCCTTCGAAAACGCGAATGACGCCGTCAGCCGAGTCCACGATGAACGCCAGCGCCTTCACTGCCTTTTCGGCAAAGTCAGCGACGGCGGTGCTGTTCGCCAGATCCTTGGTGCTCTTGTCGACGCCTAAGATCTCCTTGATCATGTCCGTGGCCGCGCCCGTGAACGCGGTCATGGCCGGCAGCGCCTGAGTGGCGAGGGCCTGGGCGTACAGATTCAGCTCTGCGCGGGACTTGGCCTGCTTATCGCTGTACTCGTCTGCCTGGGCGATCATCTCGGCCGTCAAGATGACATGCTTGCCGCCCTGCTCGTCCAGCGCCTTGAGGAACGGGAGCGCATCGGCGCCCGACTTGCCGAGAAGCGCGACCGCTACAGCCGTCTTGCCTGCGCCGTCCTCGAAGCCAGCCAAGGACTGCGCGAGTGCAACCATCTGGTCCTCAGGCTTCAGCGCCTTGAACTCTTCGATGTTGATGCCCAGCGCCTTTAGGGCTGCACCGGCGTCCTTGGACTCGTCGTCAACGCCGGTCAGGTTCTTGGTGAGCTTGACCGATGCGCCAGCGATGGCATCCATCGAGACGCCAGCAGTCCCGGCAGCAACAGCCAGGGATGCGAGGCCCTCCGCGCTCCCGCCCGTCTTCTCGGCCAGGTCTTGGAAGTCGCCGGCCTGCTTGATGAGGGAGTCGAACGCGACACCGGCAGCCAGGGCGGCAGAGCCGACCGTAGCCAGGCTGGCGACGGCCAGCGTGCCGGCGTTGCGCAGGCCGGCGCCCAACTGCTCGCCGAACTTCCTGGCTTGGAACTCCGCTTTGGAAAGACCACTGGTAAAGGAGGCGGCGTCGAGCCCAAGGCTCACGACCAATGCGCCAAGCGATGCAGCCATTACTTGCGCCTCCCCTGGCCCAGCTTGCGCACGCCAGCGCCAGCCATATTCCCGAGGCTGAACGCCGCGCTCTCGCTCTCGGTTTCACGGTGTTTGGAGAACATGTCGAAGTCGCTCATCCGGGTCTTGTTGCCGTTGACCTGAGCCAGAACGGTGGTCAACTGAATCAGAAGCAGTTCGAGCCGCCTCGGCCATAGGGGACCGCGCACCATCCACAAGGTGAATTCGTGCTCGGTCATGGCGTTGACGGCTGCCAACGTCACCCCCAGCGATTCCGCTAGGTCGAGCTTGAAGCGGTCTCGGGGGGTGAGTCGTTTCCCAGTTCCTGGGCCTTCTCGGTGGTGTTGACGGTTGAACCGTCAATGGCACGCGAGAGCTTGGCAATCAGGCTGTTGGGCAGACCCAGGAGGACGGTCATGTCGTCCGCGTTCTTGCGGTCGAAGACGAGTTCGCCGTTCTCATCGCACACGGAGTTGGCAACGCCCGTGGCAACGCGGGTGCGCTGGTCCACCTCCGGGCCGGCGTCATCGATGTCACCGACGACGGCGGGCCGAATGTAGAAGTCGCCCCACTCAGGAACGTCCTTGCACAGGCGGGGCTTGGGATGGGCGGTGGCGGCGATGCGCGCCTTGATGTCGGCCTTATTCATTGCGAAGATCCTTGACGCGAAAGTGCTTCGCGAAGTCACCGGGGGTATTGATGGGGATGGCGTCCTGTTCGGACGTGGTCGCATGGAAGCCGACCGTCACGGAGAACGGCGTGTTGACGCCGTACTCGACCTTGACGCTTGTGCAATCCGGGGGGGGGATTCCCAACTCCTTGCAGAGAAACGCGTGGATGCGCTGCCCCTGCTCGGAGTGGCTCGTGATCCTCTTCATCACAGAACGAAGATCTCGCCGGTCAGCTTGAGCTGCGTGTTGCCGGTCCAGACCTGGCCGACCGCACCAGTGAAGCTCGACTGCTGGACGCTGCCGATCATCACGATGGTGCCGCCCGCGTTCGGGAAGGTGATTCGGACTGCAACCTCAGTGCCAGCCTTCTTGGCAGCGCGGAAGGCGTCCTGGATGGTGCTGTTCGGCGCGTAGTTGTAGTTCAGGGTCAGCGTGCCCGAGTCGGACAGTCCCACCTCGAATTCCTTCGCCGTCGAGCACACGGTCGTCACGTCGATCTCGTCGGCGGTGCCGTCCTGCTGATCCGCGCCGGTCAGTTCGCAGAAGTCCGAGTAGGTCAGCGGAGTGAACGTGCCGCCCGAGGTGTACGGCGTGTAGCCGGTGGAATCGACGCCGGCCAGTTCGAAGTCGTCCGTTGCAGGGTTGTCGACCACGAACAGCTTGTTGTTCAGCTCGGTCATGCCGACGACCGCAGCAATGCGGCCGACAGTGCCGAGCGCCAGCCCGTGAGCCGTAGAGGTCACGACCGCCGGGTCGGCTTCCGTGATGTCGGTGATGTTCTTGGCTACCCCGGAGCCGATGCTCACTTGAACTTGGGAGCCGTTGAATTTGAAGCGTTGACCGGAAGACATGGTTTACCTGCTTTCTTTACTGACGGACTGACACAAAACAAAAAGGCCGCTCAGTGGCGGCCTTGGCTTGGGAAACGTGGGTGCAGCTACGTGCTGCTTGGCGAATGAATGAAGTCCATGGAGCACCGATGCAACTTCAGTTCGGGCTCGTAGGTGCTGAATCCGCCCTCATTGCGGGTCGGCGGGGTGACGGCAGCCATCGCCGCCAGAACTTGCAGGCGCAGGGCGCGCGCCGAGTCGAAATCGGTCGAATACACGTCCACCTGAATCCGGGTGTCCGAGGTGTTTGCGGCGTCGTCGCCGCAGATGTCCTGAACTGGCGTGTCGCTGATGAAGGTGAAAAGAATGGCCGGCGTAATGGGCACTTCTGGCTTCTGCGGGAAGGTGCTCGCATACACCCGGTTGGCCACCAGTGGCGCCAGGGCGGCGAAGATGGTCTGTTCGAGGCTCATGCCTTGTTCGCCTTGTCGATGCGCTGCTTCAGCCGCGCCTTCATCGCGTCAATGACGGCCTGCTTGTTGTTGTCCAAGGCAGGGCGAAGGAACGGGCGAGCCGCCATCTTGGCCGTGCCGAACTCCACGAACCGACCGTAGAAGGCGTCCTTCGGAACCTTCCCGGAGCCGTGGCGGACGGTGACGATATGCTCTTCGGTCACGGTGCGCTCTGCAGGCGGCAGGCGCTTGACGATGATGTTCTTCTTCAGGTTGCCGGGTTGCGCGATCTGGTCCTTTTGCACGCCCAACTGGTGGGGCTGGTCCGACATGGGGGCGTTTGCGATGGCGGCCTTCTTGACCACCTGCGCGCCCGCATTCGACGCCGCGCGGGCGATCTTCCCCGACATGTCCACCGACAACTTGCTCAGCGCATCGCCCAACTCCTTCAGGCCCTCGACCTTGATGGTGACGGTGCTAACCATTGTTTTCTCCCGTCTCGCACACCAGGTCAACGTACTCGCGCCCGACGCTGTCAGGGATCACGGCGAGGATCGAATAGACCGTGCTGCCGTACACCGCCCGGCAGGTTGCATCGATGTCCTCGCGGAACCGAATGCGGATGCTGGCCTTCACGAGGCTGACAGGGACCGCGGCGCTGCGCACGACCTCCATGCCGCTTTGGTGGCGCAGATGCGCCCAGACCTGCGCGATGTCCACCCACGCCTGAGTTGTGCCGCCCGTACCGGTGGGCGTTTCGACCAGGCGCTGCAGGAGCACGCGGGAATTGAGCGGTCCGGCTTTCATGCCAGAGGCGGCTTGCGCCGAGAAACGAGCAGTGCGGTCACGGGTCGCGGCAGGTAGTTGATGTCCCAGTCCTTGCCTTCTGCACCGTCCGGATCGCGCAGCATCACGCCAACCATGTAGAGGGTCGCGTTCTTCACGTCGTCCGGCACTACAACGTCTTGCTCCGGAATCGGGTCGCCGTTGACATCCAGCAGGAATTCGTTTGCCGCGTCGTCGAGGTGTCGCAGCACGAGTGTCGAGGCGCCGCCAATCATCAGCTCAATGTCGGTGTCCAGCGCCGTGCCGTCGACCCGCAGGCGCAGCTTGGCTTCGTCGAGCGTCACGAGGTTCATAGCTTCACCGGAGCCGTCTTGTCGATGCCGTTGCGGCCATCCTTGCCGTCGCGGCCCTTCTTCACCGCCAGGCGCCAGCCTTCGGACTCCGGTTCACCAGGCTTACCCACCGGGGCGTCCTTTTGGGCAATCCAGAACGAGCCATTCCAGGTCACGCCGTCGCCGGCCTCGTAGGCGCGCTCCACGAACACGCCGCGGTCGATGACCACCGGCATGCGGAATGCGCGTTCGACCGACATTTCACCCTTGACGAGCCGAATCGTCACGGTGCGCTCGCCGTCGTGCTCGACCTGCACATCATCGAAGCCGAGCCCGTCGCGACCGTCTTTGCCATCGCGTCCATCGCGCGGCGCGGGGATCGAGTCGAGGGCCTTGGACAGCGCGTCCTGCGCGCGGCGCTCCCATTCGAGCGCCCATTTGGCGTGCATGCTCTCCAGGAGCGGTGCAACGTCGTCCAGGCTGACGCTCTTGCCGTCGCGGCCCGGCTCGCCTTGATCGCCCTTCTCGCCGCGTTCTCCCTGGACAGATTCGCCGCGCTCGCCGCGTTCGCCCGGGTCGCCCTTCTCGCCCTTGATCGACTCACCAGGATCACCCTTCGGGCCAGCCGGAATGCTCTTGACCTGCTGCTCCAGCGCAGCGAGCCTGCCACCAAGCGTCTTCAACGCGGGTTCGATCCATTTCTGGACGGTTTCGAGAAGCGTGGCCGCAAGAGCCTTGGTGTCAAGCATGGGCGGCCTCGGGTTCAATGGTCAGTTCGGGGAGCGCCTTTGCGCGCTCGGCCAGATCTGCAAGCAGCTGCGCGGTGTAGTCCTTGGCCTCGGGCGGCGGTTCGGGCGCAGGGGCCGGGGCCGGCGCGGGAGCGGGCGGCGCGGCGAGTGGATTCGTCTTGTCGCGCTCGGCCAGAGCTTCGAGCGAGTAGTTCTGCTGCTGGAGGTAGACAGCATCTCCACCGGCAACAGGCGGCAGGTTGACCTGCAGACGAGCTTCGTTCGGGGCCATGATCGCGCCGCCGACGAACTTGCTCAGCATGTCGGCCTGGCTCGCCGGGTCCATGCGCAGCAGGTTGCTCAGTTCCAACTCGGTACGCATGCCGGTAGGCAGCGCAAGTCCATCATCGAGGCACGCCTCCATTTCCTCGATCAAGGATTGCAGGCAGTCGCTGTAGTAGATGAGGTTCATGTCGCCAACCTTCTGGCCGGCTGGCATCGTGCCCATGCCCAGTTTGAAGAGCGGCACATGGAACGCCTGGGCGATGAATTGCGAGGTCAGATTGACTTGCTCGGTCGTTTGCGAATCCACCGAGGTCATCCGAATGGGGTGGTATTGCATCCCATCCCCTACTACCGCCACGCGGCCGGCGTTGTCGCCCGTGAAGTTGCTCGTCCAGTAGTCCTTCAACTCCTTCGCCGTCTCCTGACTGATCTGTCCAGGCGCAGCCAGGATGCCGCTCGGCTTCGCGCCCTGGGTGAAGAAGCGCTTGGAATCCTTCTGGATCTGCAGGCCCTGCTCGGCCGACAAGCTGGCCGCGTACAGCGGCGACACGCCGACGAGCGGATGGAACAAGCAGTTCATCCGGTCATGGATGATCTCGCTGGCCGGGACGACGATTTGCGTCTGCTCCAGGCCGGTCAGGTTGTCGGGCTGCAGTTGGTAGAAGATCGAACCATCGGGCGCCACCAGGGGAACCGTGCAGAGCGGGTCCAGGATGTACAGGCCGACGACGACACCGCGGCCGTCGCGCTGCTTGAGGGCGTACATGTTGCCCGCCAGCAGTTTCGACATGATCCAAGCCTGCTTGAACTGGATCTGGTTCTGGTAGCGGTTCGCCCGCTTGAGCACCGGGGAGAAAGCCGGATTGGTCGTTTCCGTCCAGATGGTGTTCGAACCCAAGGCCATCAGGCGGGTTCGCAGCTTGCCGATGTCGTTGGCGATCAGTGAGACGCAGGCGTAGACCGTGGGGTGAGACAGGATCGTCTCGACCGGCGCCTTGATGTCCGACTGGAACCAGTAGGGCGACTGGGAGATAGTCAGCCAGCCGCCGTCCACCGAAGTCAGCGCGCGAGGTACAGGCAAAGCCTTCTCCTGCGGTTTCGGCATCGCTGCGCTCACCACGTTCTGGGCGCGCAAGGTGGCAGCGAAACTGCTCACTTGACCTGCGCCTTTCGACCGCGCTTGCCCGGCGCCGTCACAGCAGCCGTGGCCTCCGGCGCAGCCGGTGCAGCGGCGACTTCGGGCGCGGCTTCCTGAGCGGCGACTTCGGGCGTCTCGACAACAGGCTCCTGCTTCTGGACCGGCGCCGTCACAGCAGCCGTGGCGTACCGTGCCTTGCCGAGTGCCGTCAGCACGCGGGCATCCTGCTTCGTGGCCGGAAATGGGTCATCCGCCTGCAGTCGGCGGGTGCCGTAGGTGAAGCGGCGCGTTGCGATGAGTTCGGGCATGTCGTTTTCCTTTGTGGGGCACGTCCTATGCAAAACGGCCCGCCGTGAAGCAGGCCGTTGAACGCAGGGAGTGCGAGGCCAGGCCCGAAGGCCCGGCCAGGTCATCACGGCACTTCGGGATCGCCGTAGGCGGCCGAGTCGATGAACGCCACGGCCGACGCGCGGCGCTTGGCGAAGTTGATCGGGCGCACCACCTTGATCGCGGTTGATTCCTCTTGGAACATCGACGTGCCATTGGCCGAAGCCGCGGCCGGCGTATCGGTGGCGCCGGTCGGAGCCGAGTCCTGCTCGATGTACGCTTCACGCGAGATCGAAACCTCGATGCCGTAGTCACCGATGCGGTAGATGTCGGACGGCTTCAGCAGGATCATGTCGCCCGCGCCGACGTTGCCGCCGCTCACCAGCGGATCGCCCAGCAGCGCACCGCCGTTCGCGCTCAGGCCCGGGAACGCGAAGTTGCCCAGCGCGTTCTGCATCAGGCCCAGGGCCTTCGCCAGCGACGGGGTCGTCACGAACTGCAGGCCATCGGCGTTGTTGGCGGCGATGAACGGGGCGTACAGCGCCTTCACGTCAGCGATCACGTCCTGGATCTCGTTGCCGGCGCTGGTGATGGGGGTCAGCCCATTCAGGATACCGGCTGGCGAGACGCCAGCGGATGCCGCGGCAGCGGACAGGAACGTCTGGTCAACGCGCTGCGAGGAGGCTTGCACCAGGGCATCGCGCACCAGCATTTCGGCCGAGGGCGACGAGTCGCGCAGCAGTTCGTTCGACACGACCGCCAGGGCGGCGACCTTGAGGGGCGTCAGGTTGACAGACATGAAGTCCGCCTTGCTGACCGGAATCCCCTTCGATTCGCCCACCCAGTAGCCGGTGGCGGCGCCGTCCTGACCCTTGATCATGACGTTCGCCGGCACCTGGCGCAGCGGCAGCTTGTCGTACACGGTCTGCGCGTACAGGTACTCGATGAAGTCGCCCAGGTACTGGTTATTCACCTGCACCAGCTCGGCGCCCCACTCGCCGGCACCCGAACCGCCGCCGGCCACGGCCGCCTTGACGACCTCGACCAGCTTCGGGTTCGACTTGCCCCAACGCTGCTGCGCGACGGCGACCGGCGACATGTCCATCAGCCGGCCCAGCGCCTTGGCGATCACCAGGCGGGTGTAGTGCTGGCCCTTGAACTTCTCGTCGGCTTCCTTGTTGACGTGGATCGCCGGAGCGCCGCCGGTAGCGATGGCGCCGCGGGAAGTGGAGGCAGCAGCGGGCGTGCCACCGGCAGCCGGGACGGCCTTGGTCGCCTGGACGGCTTCCATTTCCTTCAGGTCGGCCAGTTCCTCGTCGATCATCTTGATCTCGGAAGTCAGGCCGGCGAAGGCTTCGCGCTCGGCGGCATCTTTGGTGCGACCCTCGGTCGCGACCTTCTCTTGGATCGCCAGTTGCTCGGTGGCTTTCTGATTGCGCAGCTCGGTGAGCCGCTTGATTTGGTCTTGAATGTTCATGATTCAGCCTTTCGGGTTGAAATAGACAACGCCCTTGCGGGCAGGGCTTCCCGAAACGCCGGGAGGGATGCGAACGAATGCGGCTGCTTTGCGGCCAGACGCGGCCAGCAGCGTTTCACTCGCGGACTTGATGGAGGTGATCGTTGCCTCGGCGTTGGCCGGGATGCTCACCGTTGAAAGTTCGTAGATCTCGACCTCTTGGAAGTCGATGCCTCCGTCTTCCTTGAAGGCGTACTTGATCGGCCGGAAGCCGACGCTCACAGCGCGCACGAGGCCGTGCTTGATCTCCAGCCATGCCGTGTCGACGCGGTCCTTCAACGGGCCGGGCTCCGAGACAACGGGGATTTCCGCTTCGAACTCGATGCCCTTCTCAGTCGGCTTGCTGAATCGCACCTGGCCGATGGGGGAATCGCGGTCGTGCTGATGCAGCAGGACCAGCGGATTCTTGAACTTCGCGCCCATCGGGTTGATCGTGTCGTTCACCCGGTCGACGCCTGGCGTCGTGGCCATGCCGCGGAAAACACGACGCTCGCCCTCTTCGACAGCCTTCAACTCGAACACCGCGTAGGCGCGGTCTTCGACGGCAACGGTTCGCTTGGTCGTCATAGCTGGGGTTCCAATGAAAAAGGCCCGCACTTGGCGGGCCTTCAGATGATGAAAAGTTGAGGTTTTCGCTTTGGTACGAACACAGCGTTCGCCGCACCGAAAGCCATGCACAGCGCAACGGCGGCGTCGATCTTGTTGATCGACCGAGTCTTGGCCAGCCAATGGTTGCCCCATTTGTCCTCTTCGATGACCGCGGACATCATTGCGGAGATCAGCACCGGGTTGGACCGAAGACGAATCCGCTTCTCCAACAACGCATCTTCCAGAAGCCGAAGCGAGCCAGGCATCCAAAGCCCTTCGGCCTTTTCCTTTTTGGCTTCGGCAGCCTTCTTCATCTCCTCGGTGGGCTGGCCCTTCTTCGTTCCACCTTGCGGGTGCTCGATGAACTCAAGCTCCAAGCCGATTTCCTCGACGGCCTCTTCAAAACGCTTGAAGGCGTACCGGTCGTAAGCCACCATCTGAACGTCGAACTTCTCGGCGTCCTCGGCCAGCGCCTGGGCGACGTGCCGGTAGTTGATGTTCCCCCCTGCTGGCGCGTGTATGTGCCCCTGATCGCGCCAGACCGTGTACGGGATCTTGTCCAGCAACTCGCGCGCCTGAATCGTGTCTCCCGGCGTCCAAGCCTCGACCCATGCGTCGAACGTCGGCTTGCCGTCCTTCGTCTGTCCGGTCTGAACTACTGACGCCTTGGCAGTGATGTCCCGGTTCTGCGAGAGGTCCAGCCCCGTGAAGACCTTCTTCCCGGCGTGCTCGACATCCGGGTCGAACTGCGCCAGTGCCGGCTCCAGCGTGGCCCGCGTCATCCACGCCGTCTCGGCATCCGTCCACACGCAGAAATGCAATCGCAGGATGCCATTCAACTGGCCAGGAATCGCCTTGGCCTGCGCCACCACATCCGAAAGGTACTGCTCGGTGATCGTCACGCCCAGTAGCGGGTTTGCCTTCGGCCAACACGACGGATCGCGCAGAGGGTCATCCCCCTGATCCAGCGAACACACGTAGCTGAACGTCGTGTCATCTATCACGTCACCGACGAATGTCGGGTCGTTCACCGCCTCTGTATGCCCTGCCGCCACCTTCACGGCGTGCTCGTGTTCCTCCCAAGCCACGGAATTCCGGTCACTCCCGGAGTTCGTGATCATGAACAGCAGCGGCTGCCGGCGGAACTTGAAGCCCCGTTCCAGCATTTCGATGCTCTTGCGATCCGGCAGCTCGTGGACCTCATCGGCCAGCACGAACGAAGGCCGCGGGCCTGAACCCGTTTTCCCGGTATCCCGCGACACCGGACGGAAAAAGCTCGCGTTCCGGTGATAGGCGATGTTGTACTCGCGCCCCTCTCCGCCCGAGAACTCTAGACGCTTCTTCAGCGCCTGAGACGCCTTTACCATCTTCACGGCATCCGCAAACAGAATGCCGGCCTGCTCCTTCTTGGCCGCCGCCGCATAGACCTGGGCGCCGGCCTCGCCGTCTGCCATCAGGCCATACAGACCAATCCCGCCCGCCATCGGGCTCTTGCCATTCCCCTTGCCCTGCTCGATGAACGCGCGACGAAACCGCCGAGTGCCATCCGCACGCTTCCAGCCGAACAGCGAGCCAACAATGAACGCCTGGCTCGGGTCCAGACGGAACGGCGTCCCTTCAAACTGCCCTTCCGACAGCTTGAGCATGCCCTCGAAGAACTCGAATGCCCGCTGCGCCGCCGCTTCATCGAAGTACAGGCCGCGCTCGTGCCCTCTCTCCAGGTCAAGCAGATGTCGCCGGCAGGCATTGCGCACATGCGGGCCTGCAACGATCTCGCCGGCCACCACGGCCAGCGCATAGGCATCAATGCGGTTTGGAGAAGAACTCGTCTTCGGGATCTTCTTCGTCGCCGCCATGCGTGACCTTGCTGATGTCGACCGGAGTCGCCCCCAGCTTCGACAGGATGGACGCCAGCGCGCTCGAAGCAGCCACGCCCAAATCATCCTTCTCCATGCGCGCAATCCACGAGCACGCCAGCCTGACCATGATGCGATCCGAGCTTGTCAGCCACGGCATCTCATACTGAATCTCGGCCCATGCCTTCTTCTGCTCGTCGGTCATGGTGGCGTAGGGCTCACCCAGTCCACGAGTGCTTTTCGGCGCCTTCCGGTCCTTGAACCTGGCCGCGTTCTTCGCCGCGGCCCCCGATACCTCGGCCTTCGCCTTGGGTGTTCTTTGCCTGGGCATTTACCCTATATCCTGAATTGTGGATGCGTGAAGAGTTGGCCAGAACCGGTTTCCGAGAGGGTCCATCCAGAATCTGGAAACTCCCCCCCCCTACGTCGGCCACCCGTCCACCCCGATCTGCACCGTCTCCTTTTGACCGAGGTCACGCCTTGTCTTTGCCTCATGGCATGGCAGGCACAGCACCTGGCTGTTCTCGTCGGTGTCGTCGCCCTTGTTGACCAAGGCTTTGATGTGGTCCAGTTGGAACCCTGCCGGGTAGTCCGTGAACCTTCCACATCCCGCGCAGCTCGGGTCCTTGCTCCACACCCTGAGGCGACGTGCCTGCAGGGCTCTGCCTCTTAGGCGTCCATCCGTGTTGTCGAATCTGGCGGCCATAGGGACTTACCTCTCAGCTGGCTACCTGCCGTTCTTCCGTGCCTGATTGCGCCAGGAGCTTGACGCTAGGAGTACCGCGCCGTATTGACCGCCCAGCGCGCCGCTCTCAGGTTGAGCGGTGTGAAACGGCGGTTGGTGTTCATGGCCTCCCGGTAGGCAAGCCGGGTACTCTCAACGGGCTTTCGCCCTATCGCGGGTGCCACCTCGCGTCCTTCACCAGATCTCGGCCAACGAGCGGGAATCGAACCCGCCTGCTCTGTTATCGGTGAGCACCGATTGAAGGTTGCCGGATGCGGCCCTTTGGCTATGCCTATGGGGTGTGGCCGACCGGCGAACATGGTTGCGGCGGCCCGACTCGAACGGGCGACACGCGGGTTATGAGCCCGCTGATCTACCTACTGATCTACACCGCAGAAACGGAAAAGCCGCCGAGGCGAACCTGGGCGGCTTGGAACTATTGCCGTCTGCTACTTCGCGGGAATCGCCGACCGCTCGGTCAGTTCGGAAGCGATGTCCATCGACGCCTCCCACACCGATTGCAGTGGATCGTTGCGGCAATGCTTGTCCAGCATGGCATTCAGCACATCATGGCTCGGAACGTCAAACTGAGGCCGCGCCTTTTGGGCCAATCGCTCCGTGTTGATACCTGATAGGAAGCCTTGAATCCAATGGCTAGCGAACATTGCGCGCGTTACGCGCCCCGACGTGGATCGATCAGCCAACCAATCGCCGCACTTCACCGAGGCTCCAGCGCCGACGACGACGGCATCCGCAGCTGCGAGATTCGTCGCAATAACAAACGCCGCTGCGGCCAATACCTTCTTGCTTTGCATCCCGATCCTTCAAGACAAACAATCCGTTGCAATTGTGCCTGTCTAGAAGAAAGGAATGAAAAAGCCCCGGCCGTCACCAGTCGGGGCAGGAGGCCGGGTGGTCCGACCTTGGAGAAGAGATTCCAACGAGCGACTTCATCATGAGCGCGTTGGCAGCGCCACGCAACGAGCTGCCGCCTCAGTGCGCCGTAACGCTGAGCGAATCGGAAACTATTTCACGGTCGGCCAACCGATTTTGGAGAGCGCCGTCTCGATGGCCAGCCGACTACTACCGCTTGTCGCGACAGTAGTACATCGCGCCGAAAGCGCCCGCGCCAACAACGGCACCCGTCACCAACACCACCGGTGCGAAGCCAAGAGTGGTGGCCGTAACTCCGAGCGTTCCTCCCATATAGCCGGCGCTTCCCGTCAGGATGGCCGCGCCCGAACTGTGCGTCACCGCAGTAATACCCAGTGCAGTAGTCGTTCCCACTGCGCCAGCTCCAACTCCCGCGGCAGCGGCTCCACCAACGACTACACCCTTAACCCAGCTTTCGGCCGCGTGCGTCTTCTCACACAGCGACGACGCAGCGTTGGCGGAGCACGAGGCTGCAAGAGCGAACAAAAGGATGGCGGGTTTGAGCATGCCGCGAATTCTATCGAGGCATAAGACGAAATGCCTACAATATTTGATGGGCAGCGACGCGGGGCGCACTCCGTTTCGTTTCTGTGGAACCGCTTTGGCGCCGGCACAGAGGAGTAGTTCGTGGAATCGCTCACACAAAAATGCATTGCGATCCGCAAGGACGGCACCCAATGCACCAACCCCGCAAAGGACAACAAAGATCTGTGCGGCACACATCTAAGAGCCCGCCGTCACAAGGCCATCAAGAAGGTAGATGGCGCAGCCAAGAAGGTCGCGGTCTACGCGAGAGTGGCAGGAGCCGCCGCGGCAGTAGCGAATGCTGCCACCGCCATCGCCACCCATTGGGACGACATCGTCAGAGTCCTGAGTCATTTCATCCACTTCGCTTGGGACGAGCCGTTTGGCGGCAAATCAACAACCGACCATCATGCGCTTGAACTCCAAGAGATTGCGGCTGCTATGGGTCAGGCTGGCTCGCCATCGGATCTGGAGGGCCAGGCCTGGGGCTTTGAATCCAGAGCGGACTTCTTTCTGTTGAGCGCCAATGCCGTGGGAAGGGGTCGCGCCCCAGTCGGCATTCCCGATCCGAAAGAACTCCAGATGCTTCAGACTCTTCTTCAAGCCTTCTCACAAGCTCACTCGGAGTTCGTTCGAGCCGTTGACGAAGAGGCACCGGAACTCAGCGTGAAACTGGCAAAGACCTTCCGCTACTACAACGCCTAACCTAGCCCGCCAACAAAAAAGCCCGCTTCATGCGGGCTTCGTTGTTTCTGCAGACACCTTCCCTATCGCGGTCGCCTCGCAAGGCTTTCACCTTGGAGTAGTTCGTGCGGCTGGTGCCGGAAGATTCGAGTGCGAGGCGGTCAGCGCCGCCTGCGGTCTCGGCCCGCAGCATAGCATGGAGTTACACGATGTGCGAGTGCGACGTGAACTTCCGGATCTTCTGTCGCGCCCGATGCACGCACTCGATCATGTGGGCCTCGATCTGCCGGCCGTCCTTGCCATGGGGAAGCGGGCGCTCCCCCACACCGTTGCAGCCGCCGGCATGCGCAGGCGGGCACGTCCGGTTCGACTGGCGATTCGTACCCGGCACAACCTCGTACTTCGTGCCGTTGCACCGCGGGCACTGGTGATCGAGCCACCAAAAGAGCACTGAGCGAACCTTGGCCGCGGCGCCCTCGATGCCGTTCATCGTCGCCCACTCCACCAGACCTGCCTGGGCCGCGGGCAGCGTCTTGAGCTTGCCCAACAAGCGGAGGCGCTCCAGGTCGAACCACTTCTCCGCCTCGATCTTGGCGGCGACCAGGCGCGGCACGCTCTTGCGGGTCTTGCCGCCGTCTGCGCCGATCACTTCGATGTCGACCATCGACGGCAGGCCGGCCGCGATCCGCTCGATGTCGTGCGGCTTCGGCATCCGGGGATGCTCTGCGCGGTCCCATTCCGAGTGCAGCGCCATGAGGTTGCGGCCAATCACGTACTCGACCGTCTTCGACGTCCAGCCGGCCGCAGTGATCACGTCGGCATCGCTGGTGGGACTTCCCTCCCTGGTATCCAGGTGCAGATTGGACGTGTTCGTCGCGCTGGTCAGGCGCTCGTCGATCAGTGGTGCGTCCGGGTTGCTCAAAGTCGCTCCTTCATTCCGAATCGGTTCCGTACAGGCGCTTGACCCCCTCGCGCTCGAAGAGCACGGGGCGCAGCTCGTCTGCTTTGTTGGCGACCTCTTCGGCGCTTCCCGCCGCGATGACGAGGTAGTCGCTCCCCTGGTTGTTCAGGAAGATGCGCATGCCGGACTCGACGGTTCGTGAGACGGGTTCGACATGGAATCCGTTGGATTTCTTGCTCCAGAGGAGTGCGTATTGCTCGGACATTGGGGCTCCTGAGTTGAGAAAGGGACGTAGGAATATGGGTAGCGCCGCTGCTGCGATCGGAATTGCATGGACGGCTTGTCGAACCACAGGCGCAGCGTGTAGTCCTGGAATTCGCCGTAGCGCGACTTCTTCAGGATCAGCTTGGCGTCGATGTCGGCCTGTTCCTTCAGCCAAGCCTCCACCGCGTCAGGATCGTTGGGGTTCGCTGGTGCTTCGTCCTTCTGGGCGCGCCAGATCGAGAACACGTTGTCGGCGCCGTTGACGATGCCGCCGGCGCCAGCCACTTCCATCTTCCCGGGGGCTTCCGATTCGTCCTTCAGTTTCCGGGGGTGAGCTACGAGGTGGACATGAGCATCGTGCGCCTTCTTGAAGGCGACGATCTTCTGCACGGCCTCGTTCTGCTTCGTGATCGCGCCCGGGCCATCCGAAGGGACGTCGATCATCATCAGGCTGTCGATCACGAAGTGCCGAACGCCGTAGCGTCGCGCCGAGTAGGCGAAGACTTCTAGCAGGCGGTCCAGTTTCGCCGTGCCGACCAGGTCAAACAGCCAGCACCGGTCACGGAGCCAGGCACCAACCGCACGGATGTACTCGCGCGTTGGCCGATGGAGGCCGGTGGCCTGCTTGTGCATGCGCTGCAGGTGCTTGGCAGGGGGCATCTCGCCGGAGAAGATCACGACGCGCTCGCCCTGCTCCATGAGGCCGAGCAGGATCTGGTCGAGCATGAGGCTCTTGCCGTGCCCGTTGATGCCGGTCCAGCAGGTGTATTCACCGCGGCGGAACTCGAAGAAGTCGAACGCCTTGTCGAACTTGATCAAGGGATCCCGCGGCGCCGCCGGGTCCGGAAAGAACAACGCTTCTACCTGTGGGGTGAAATCGTCCGCATTGCGCAGTTCTTCTGGGTCCAGCGGTCGGGCCTCGCTCATGGCGGTCTGGAAATCGCAGGCGTCAGCACCCTCCTGCAGCCACTGATTCGCATCCTTCGCGCCCAGGTGGACCCGCTTGCAGCGGTCGATACCCAGCCGGCGGATGACCTCCGCAGCGCCTTTGTCGCCGGCCTCGTCGTGATCGAAGCAGATCAGGATCTCGTCGAACCGCTCGAGCTTTTCCCAGTCAACTTCGATCCACTGGTGGTTGCCTGCCCCTTGGTTCACGGACAGCGCTGGGACGCGCATCTGGTGCAACGTCATGGCGTCGATTTCACCTTCTGTGATCGTGACGACCCGGGCCTTGCGGTCGATCAGGTGCCAGCCGAACAGGCAAGGCGCCGCGCCGGCCTCCTGGCGCATGTCCCGTTTCTCGGCGACGTTGCGGGTCTTCGCGTTGATCAACTTTTCGCCGGTCTGGTCGAAGTACGGGAACACCGCGTAGGTCTTCCCGTCGCGCAGCTGCTCACCGATCCTGAACGCCTTGATCGTTTCATCGGTCAGGCCGCGGCCCTTCAACCAGTCGGCCACGCCCGCCTTCGGCACCCGAACGCTCGGCCGATCCGGCATCCGGTAGGTCTTCTCCGGCGGCTTAAGCAGGTCGTCGCGGATGCCGAGGAAGGCCTTGGCCTCCTTCATCGCCTCGACGATCGACAGGCCACGGCACGCCATCCACAGGTCGAGCAAGTCGCCGCCCTCCCCGCTCGCGAAGTCCTTCCACACCCCGGCACGGTCACCGGTTATGCGGACCGACAGGCTGTCGCCGGGCTCGCCGCTGGTGTCGCCGGCCTTCCACTCCGCACTCTTGCGTTTTCCCTGGGGCAGCAGGTGCTCCGCGATCCGCTGGGCCTGCGACGCCATGCGGGACTTGAGTTCGCCCGCGTTCATCCGGTCACCTCCTCGGAGAAGAGCTTCCCATCGCGGAAGTCGCGGAAGTTGCCGACGTGGCATCGAGCATTCAACGCCTCGGCCTGGCTGCCGAACCCAGCGACCTCGAACCAGTTCGGCTCCGGCGACACGCCGTCGGCTGCGGGCTCATCGGCCCCCTGCCAGCGTTTCTGGTTCAGGTACACGAGCGGTGCCGGCACGTACTCGCCGCTGTCCTTCGTCCACTCCTTCGACACCTTCTTTCGCTCGACGTGAGCGATGACCGTGTCGGCGATGCTCTCCGCGCCGGCCTTCTCCCACGCCTTAGCGCACTCGCCCTTCGCCTCCTTGCGCGGGTGCTTGGGCCAGATCGACCAGAACCGGACGAAACCGGGTGGGTACTCAGGCTTACCCCCCAAAGAAGTATTTCCTTGTTTAGTTGGTGTCTGGGTATGGGTAGTGGTGTCTGGTGTCTGGGTAGCCGTGACAGGCATTGCAGGTGCCGTGACAGGTTCCCGGACCTGTAACGTTTCAGGCGTTTCAGGTTCCGTTGCAGGTTGCGTTTCAGGTGCATCAGGCACGGGCGGCTGCAACGCTGCTACCAACGCACGCAGATCCTTGATGCCGATGTTCCACTGCGCATGCTGTCCTGCATCGTTGAGTTGCTTGAACAGCGCCGCTCGTTCTTCGCGGTGGCGCCGCGTCCGCGTGTCTTCGTTGGCCTTCTTGGCCTCGCGATCTGGCTCGCCGGCGCGGTAGCGCTCGATCTCCATGTCGCAACGCTCCTGGTGCCATCCGTCTTCGCGCAGTTCAAAGAACTCGCGCAGCACGGACTCGACGGCCTCGCGCTCCTCCTTCGAGCGCGCGACCACCAGGCGCTGCACCTTGGCAATATCGGCAGGCAAGGGCTTCTCGCTGGCGTAGTACTTGCGCAGGAGCCGGGTGTAGACGCCGTCCTCAAGGATGGTGAGGTGCTGTGTGGCTTCGGCGTAGTCGCCGATGTGGTGTTCGTAGTAGTTCATCAGAACGGAATGGACGGGTCGTCCGGCTGCCAGGTGACGACGAATTCGCCCATCTGGCGAGGGACTGCTTCGCGGATCAAGCGGGCGACGCGCGCAGTTTCTTCCGGCGTGAAGGACACGCATGGCGGGGTTGGCGAGTAGCTCGCGACGAAGAATCCCAGCCCTTTCGCGGCGGTGTTCAGGATGCTCGCTGCGTCGTATTCGTGGGTGGTGAAGCCGTCGTCGCCTATGAGCACGACACGCGGCTGGAGTGCTGGCCTTGCGGCCGGCTGACGGATCCACTCGCCGTCGACCAGCGAGGCGGTACGAGCCGGCGCATAGATCGAAGGCGCGTTCAGCTTCAATGTCACGGCCCAGGGCTCGCCGCGGCTGTCGATCATCTTCTTCAGGTCGATCAGGATCGGTTCGCTCATTTCCAGGCCCTCCCCTCTAAATCGTGCAGCCTTCATGAAGCTGCCTCTTTGCCAGGACATACGCTGCGTGTGCGAGTTCAGGTGTGTCGTAGCGCCCGAGCCTGTGACGAACGCCATTCACTGCTATTTGGGCGCGCCAACGCCCTGAGGACTTGCAGAACGACACGCCCAGGAGCCCGCATTTGTTGTCACATCGCGCGCGTCGAAGGTTCTCGCCGTTGATCCGCTTGCCTGCGAGCCTGAGATTGCCAATTCGGTTGTCGTCGCGAACGCCGTTTCTGTGGTCTATGGCGACCATCGGCCACTCGCCCGTAGCGATGAGCCAAGCAACGCGATGGGCAAGATGCGCCTCGCCACGGACCCAGATGGTCCGGTAACCCGCGCTGCTCAGATGCCCAGCTTCGCGTCCGGCGCGTGTCCCCGCCTTCCACATCAGGCGGCCGCTTTCCGGCAAGTATTCAAGCGCAGCGCGAACATCTTCAGCCGTCAGCCGGGACTGCTTTATCTCCATCTGCCCACCTCGTAATCTGTGACCCACTTGGCGCTCGACCAGGAACGGTGCACGCGCAGCCAGTAGAGGAAGTGCGCGATGTAGATCACGCGGTTGATCTGGCGGGCCATCAGTCCCACTCCAAGGTGCGCACCGTCTGGACGGTGCTCAGGTGCTGCTTCGCCATCAGGAGAAGCGCATCGACGTAGTCCGGGGGGAAGCAGCGCATGTCCTGGCCAACGACCCGCAGGCCCGCGTGCGCCAGCATCAGCGCGAACTTGTCCAGGTGCTCGCTGAGCAGTCTTGAGACGGTCGCCTCGCTGACGCCCATGGCCACAGCGATAGCCGCCTGTGATGCATCCCGCTGCGTCGCCTTGAGCACGCTCGAGACGATCTTGCGGGCGCGCTCGTCGGGCGGCTCGGGGGTCACGATGCACTGCCTTGCACCGCATTTCGCGGGCTTTCATGCCGTTGCAGGTCCTGCAAGAAGGTGCAAGGAGCTGCATCGCGTCTTGCTGGTGCTTCCACCTGGGCCGGCTGAGACTGCGGCTCCATGCACACAGAACTCCCAGACCCCGACCTGCCGCTGCCGCACGCCACCGGCGACGTCTTGCACAGCAGCACCCGGACATCCATGTCCACCAACGCAGACCCGGATGCCAACCGACCAGCACGACTGTCGATCTGCACCACCAGGCTGGAGATGCGCGCTGTCGACGGCGAGCTGCTGATCCGCTTCGCCGAGCACCGAGCAGACCGGCTACCGGTGCGTCCCGCGGCCAACCGGCCGCAGTACCGGGGAAGGGCCTGATGCGAAGTGCCGTCCTCAAAACTGTGGAGGGGCGCCCGCCCACTCGCGGCGTAGGCTCCAAATTCCCCAACTTGGACCCCGCAAGGGGCAGGCGAAATGGAAAAGAAGCATGTCTTGATGCTGGTGTCACTCAACGCAGCCAACGCCGCAATCGGACGAGCATTCCTGCAGCGGATCAAGACCAACGTCGACAGTGCTGCAGCACCGCTATGGATCGATGCCCATGGAATCGGCGTGTTCATCACGACCGACCTCTCGATACGGCAGATGTGGGAGCACGCTTGGCCGGATTCCCTGACGTTGGATCAACGCATGGATCTGAAGGACTTTCTTGTTCTCGAGGTTGGTCCTGGCTGGATGGCAGCGAACGGCAGCAAGGCGTCGGCGTGGTTGAACTCGCGCTTCCCGCGCTACTGACGGGCCACGGCAGCACGTCCCCCAGCTTCATCGGCTCGCCCGAAAAGAACGACTTGCCCCAGGCAAGATTTGCGCGGCCAGACCAAGCAGCGGCCCAACGGATAGGCGCACTGCTTGCTGCCCACAGGCAGACCTTCATTGCAATAGCGGCCACGCGCGACCGCGTCGGCCTCGAAGGCCGCTGGTCGCCAAACCCATGCCCTGCCGGCTCGTCGAAGTGCTCGGTGACCTCGATGCCTTTGATGTGGGGGGCGGGCATGTCAGGCGGCCTTCGCGGGTTCGGTTGCGACGAGTGGCCCACGCAGCTGCACTGCGGGCTGCTGGTACAAAACAAGAAGGGCCTGGCACAAGCTGTAGCGGGGATCTTTGACCTTGCCAGTCGATATCTCGCTGATCGCGGCTTGGCTGCATTGGCATGCGCCTGCGATCTGCCCTTGGGTGAGCCCTCTTTTTGTCAGCTCCGAAATGATTGAGATCCAGTCCATGGATCGGAATATATCGGTATGCCGATATCATTACAATAGGCAAACCGGTTTTCACGTTGGATCCCTATGCGCAATCGAACCCCTTTCGGCGAACGCCTCGTGCTAGCGAGAAAGCATGCAGGACTCAACCAAGTGCAACTCGCCAAGGCCATCGGGGTGAGCCAGTCGACCATTGCAGAGGCCGAAAAGGCAGGTCAAGGCTCTTCAAAGACGGCGCAGATCGCGGGCGTGTGTCGCGTCAACGCCCACTGGTTGGCCACGGGCGAAGGATCCATGTTTGGTCAGCCCTCGCAAGCTGTGCCCACCATGACGGTAGAAAGCGCCCTTCAGGTGCTGGCCGCCTCAATCGAAGGGATCAGTGAAGCCGGCGACCGAGCAAGTGCCTGCTCGATGTTGGCCACTTTCATTGACAACCCACAAGGCAACATGGACATGGTGCCTCTGATCGCCAAGCGCCTAGCCCCGCGCAAGTAGCCCCATCCAAATTATCGGTATACCGTTTTCTACCAATGAAAACCGATAAGTTGAATGTCATTCATCCGACAGGGCTCGCCTATCGCCTGAAGCTGATTCGTGGCGAGCGAGGGCTGACCCAGGAGCAACTTGCCGAGAGGGCCGGCATCTCGCAGAGCGCGATCGGCAACATCGAGTCCGGCCACCGCAAGCGCCCCCGGGATCTAGTCGCAATCGCAACCGCCTTGGGCGTCACACCAGAATGGCTCGAGACTGGCCATAGCGGCCTGGTAGCCCCAGAACAAACTTTCGAGAAACGCGCCTGTGCGCCTGAGCCTCACTCAATCCGCCTGGCAATGGAACTCCTGGGGCGACTGGCTATCAAGCAGCGCCCCACCCTCCGCAAGAACCTCGGCAACCTCCTCGTCGAGCTGGTCGAGCACCCTGACGACCCCGACGTGATCGAGCAAACCATCACGGACATCGAGAGATTCTTCGGGCCGGCGACGTAGGGATGCCGATCCCTCCCCAAACTTGAGGATGGCTGCACCGCTGCGGTGCATTACATCTGGGGTATTGGAGAGAGGGAAGATGCGGAAATCGATGTTTGCCGCCGCGGTCGTCGCGGCGTGCGCGGTGCTGGCGGGTTGCGCATCGCAGGTCATGAGCACGACCCCGACCAAGTCGTATCAGGTCGGTCAGCGAATTCAGGCAGCGCCCGGAGACGTTATCTTGTCGTCCCAGGCGGGGCAGATTCGAACCGTTCGGCGCTGGGTAGGCATCCTGAACTCCCCCGACGGCTGGGAATCCACCATCGCCAAGGATTCCAGTTTCCTGCGCAGGGAGCTGATCTACTCCGGGCTCTCCGGATCAACCATCGAGATCAGCTACCGGGAGTTCCGCGGTGAGCTCGCTGCACCGGCGTTCTACCAATCCGCGAAATACGACCTGGCTGCGTCCAAGGAGATCAGCTTCAAGAACTTCAGGTTCCGCGTGGACTCGGCCGACAACAACGGCATGACCGGCATCCTGCTGAGTGACGGCGTGACTACCGCCACTGATCCGCCGCCTCCGCACGGACAGAAAGCCGGCCCCACTGGGAAAGACACGCTGCAAGCCCAGGCCGTAGCTCGTGCCCAAGCGTGCTCCGCCCAACCCGTAGCCACGCTGACTGCCAACGGGCCAGGCTTCGAAACCTACAGCGTCCCCTGCTCCAACGGCGATGCGCTGACGATTCGATGTGAGTTCGGGAACTGTCGGTTGCTGCGGTAGAAAGTTCGCCCTTCGAAGCCTGACGAGTGCAACATCCGTGACCTTTCCCACTACATCGGCAAGCCGTTAATAACAGTATGGCCAAACCCAACATCGCAAATTTGATATGCTTTGGCGATTCGCTACCTACGTAACCGCGCACGGCAGGAATGATGTACAGGACACCATTGACCGTTACAACGATGACGACGCAACCACTTTCGAACGTGCCGTCAAGCATTTGGCGGTATCTACTAAAGACAAATGGGATGAGCCGCATGCCAAGAAACTGAAGGGCGACACAGATCTGTATGAGATCAGGTATCGAGCGAACCGATGTGCGACGCGAGCCATTGGATTCTTCGACGATCAAACATTCATCATCACCCTGATTTGCACTCACAAACAGAATGTCTACAAACCTCCGAATTGGCTCAAAACTGCGAGGCAACGCGCAAAGTCCCTCCAAGAGGGAGTCGGTGCGACAAGTCCTCTCCAGATCTTTGGAGAAGACATTTCTTCGGATGAAGACTAGGCCTGCATCACGCCATGCCTATGTCAAGGCTGAAGTGGTCACTGCTCTGGCTCATCAGGTGCGTGCTATTCGCTTGCAACGCGGTTGGACGCAGGCGCAGTTGGCTAAGCAACTGGGAACTACTCAAGCAGTTGTTTCTAGGCTTGAAGATCCGTCCTACGGTCGAATTACCCTCAGCACCTTGTTCGACCTAGCCAAGGTCTTCGATACCGGACTCGAAGTGAAGTTTGTGTCGACCGTGTCGATGCTTCAAAGAACCTTTGTCCCGGATGCGCAGGCCAGAGAGGTTCCGTCGTTCGCAGAAGAGGAAGATCTTGTCTGCTTCTACAGTCCAAAGGAAACGTCGGCTGTCCTTTTCCGTGCCCAGGAGCCTGTCTTCAAGTCGAGCGTTTCTGCACACGTCTCCACCTTCGCTCACAACCTCACGATTCTCCCTTCGACTTTCCAAACACCTCCAATAGAGGTGAATCTCGGCAGGAGTGCGATCAATGTCTGATATGGAAGCACCACCCAAACCCCCCGTATTTCGGCGCTCAACAAGCGCTCCGAGCATCTACGTGGAAGGCATATCCCAAATGATGGTCGGCTTTCCGAACAGCAGGATGCTGCTTCACAGCCTTGTCACGAAGGACGCCGAAGGCACCGAAGTTCGCCATGTCGCATGCGAGCTCGTCATGCCAACCTCAGCCGTCCTGGAGACAGCAAAAGTTCTCCTTGCCCAGTTGGCACTCAACAAAGAACAGTTGGTGGCTAGTGGCAGCGAATGGCTAAGTAAGTTCCAAGAAGCGCTTGCCGACGTTGAATCGGTCTCGAATGAAGAAGTTGGAACTCCTACTGACCAGTACGCGAGTTAGTAGGTCGCGCAGCGAGCGCAGAGCCTGCTTTGGCGGGCTTTTTTTATTTCCCGATCTTTGAGTTCAGTGTCTCGGCAAGGTAGTTGGTTGCTAGCACCTGGGCGACCTGCACGGTACATCGTGTCTGTTCCTCAGGGACAGCGCCCCCGCCCAGACTTGTCTGCACAAGTTCCTTCGCGAGTTCGAGTTGTTCGCGCGTCACCGCGTGTGCGCGGACAAGCATCGTCTCCTGGAAGGCATTGGTTACTGAATCTCTGGACATGTGCTTGGCCTTCCATATGGAAAGCTCACAGTATGAAGCGTCAGGGCGCGTCGGCCGGGGATGTCAAGAACTGCACCGCAAACTCAAACCCCTGATCGAAAGCGCTGTCCAGGCTCTCGGCCACGTAGTTCGTCGGGACTTGACTCAATCGACTCGTCTGTCCGCTGCTGTGATGCACGTAGATATGGAAGGGCCATGAATCGCTCAATATGTCGTACCCGGCAACCACTTCAATGCGCGACCCCAGGTACGTGCCTTGCATCACATGACGTGGTCCAGTCTCGGTTTGCACCTTGTTCTCAACCATGCCCTGCATCGCACCTCCTTGGAAAGGCCCAGTATGACCCTTCGCTCTCCGAGCAGGTACAATGCCCCTCTTGCCTGCGCAGGGCAACGCCGAATCTCACGGCGGCACGTCGGACAAGAGCCACCACGACGAGAAAAACTATAGGTGACTCCCGCATGAGAATGTGCCGTAACGTGGGTCGCGTAAGTGCCCACGACCACGTTCTTGAAGCCCGCCCTACGCGGGCTTTTTTCATTCCTGCCGTCGCCGGAGTCCCTCCCGATACAGGATTCCTCCCACCTCACCAAGTGCGGCCCAGTCATTCCCCGACAGGCCCGCCAGGTCCATCCATGCGGCGAGCTTTGCAATGGCGTCGTCCAGGCCCATTGTGCTCTGCTGGGCATCCAACATTTCGGCTTGCTCTTCAAAGAAACTGATGGTCGGGTGGATCATCGCGCAACTGTGCACTCCTCTTCGGCGCCAGACAAGCGAGACGCGACAGCCGCAGGCATCGACGAACCGCCGCGTTGGCGGGTGCAATAAGCGCCCTCTACCAGCGCCTGGCGACTGTCGGCCTGAAGGATAGACGGTAAGACTGTAGGTTTCGTTCCTCAAGGCGCCGTCCTCGCGTAGGCCATGGCGCCATGCGCATCGGAAGCCGGCCTGCCCCAACTTCACCGTTACGCACCAAGTGAATCGAGTCGAGCCTTCAATTGGTTCACGGTCTCTTCCAGTTCTTTCCGCTTCGCAGCACGCTGCTCGAGCGCCTTCCCGAAGTCGACCATCAGCACGATAAATCCGATTGCCAAGGCGTTGAAGATGTGAACTGCAAACGTGAAGATCTGCCCACGGGTGGCTTGGCCAGTGGTCGCCAGAAACTCGAATGCCCCGTAGGCCGAGTTGGCGAGGAACACTGCTATGAGCAGCCGGTAACCCCAATTCCGGGCCCAACGCAAGAGGATTGCCCGCCGCCCCTCCTCAAGGGCGTAGATAGAGACAGCCAGCGCAGCCACGCTGAAGAGTGTCGTCAAGATGAGGCTGAGAAGCGCGATGTCCATTGCGCGAGCATAGAACAGCGCAATCGCCCTTCGCGTCCTACCAGTGAGGGGCTGGCGCCCGCCCCTCGCCTACTTGGCTGCCACCGAGATCAGTTCCGGCTCCCGCCGGCTGGCATACTCGATCACCACCGGCACATGGGTGAGCAAGAGCGAGGCGTGCTCTTCGGCCAGGTATCGAACCAAGGCATGCAGGCTATCGATCTTGAAATACCAGTCGTCGCTCTTGTCGGCCAGCACCTGCGTGCACGCGAAGTGCCAGCCCCAGACCTCTGACTTCTCGCGCCAGCATGTGTATGCCATTTCGCGCAGTTCTCGCGCGCAGTACCGCGGCGGCCAGAAGTCATCGGAGTAGTACGAACGCGATGCGTCCATGCGCGGGAAGAACGAGCCAGCGATCAGGACTGCAGCAACGCCCTCCGGGTCATCTCTCAGCCTCCATAGGTGCTTCAGCGTAACGTACTCACCCTTGCTGATCTGGTCGTAGTAGTGCAGCGGTCCATTCGTCCCTGGCCAGCTCACAAAGTGCCGGTTGATTCGCTCCCGCATCTTGTCGATTGCATCAACGGGCCACCATGACAAGGCGGGTTCGCGGTCGTCACCGCATCCTGGGTCGATGACCGTGACGGTTCGGAACAGAGGATCCAGTTGAACGTTGAACCGCTCCAGGTGCCCGCGCCATTGCCTGACGACATAGGTCCAGTCCGCCCCATCAAGGAACTCCTTCACCTTCTTTTCGCGCTGCACCTCCCAGGACTCGGGAGCGATGGTAGGCGGAAGGGTGCGCTTTCTCATGGCGGCGGCAGGGATGGCTATGCCGCTTTGTACCGGGAAACCGCAAAAAGCTTGAACACGGTCCGCCCTTCGCTCGTGTTGCGCTCTGGCAATATCACGAGTGTGATGTATGAAGCAAAGGCCCCCTCTCTGAGGTCGTTGGTCTTGCACCTGACTAAGGGGACGTGAGGCCTATGGAGAAACAGGTTCGTTTCAACGTCCTGGAGGGGAAACTTGCCTCCAGGCGCGAACAGTTGTTCGAATTCGCATCGGAGGAGCAGAAGGCTCAGTATGAAGAGTCAACGCGCGAACGGCGGGAAATGCTGGATAGGCTTCGCAAGAACATTGTTGAGCAGCCTGAGAAGGTGTTCCCCGCATTCTTGAAGATGTTGGTGGATGACCCTGAATCGATGCAGGAGGCCGCTCCCTCAGCAGTCCGGCTCTACTCATACGTCGCCAAGCACCTCCTGAGCGCAATTGAAGGCGCCAAACCGGAGGTAGGAGAACACCTCACCTTCGAGCAATTCTGCGTTGAAGAAGCTTTCTACGGCGACAAATCGATCTACTTTCGTTTGTTCAACTTCGATGAAGATCGACCATTTGAATCCATCTTTGAAGAGTTGCTCAGCGACCGCTTGGACCACTTCCGAAACGCTGCAGCGAGTGCTTGCCACATGGTATGGCTCGGCGTACCGATGTATCTAGCCGGCCCCGATGGAACACTGACGGAGGATCGCTCTTCTGAGCGATTCCATTTCATCAAGGGTATGGGCAAATACTTCTATCCCCCGAATGACTATGAAGCACCGGAATGGATGAACGGCGTCTACCTGAAGCGGAGCGACATCGACCGTCACTACCTAATTTTTTCCCAGCCCGAAACGCCTTCGGCCGAAGAGCAGGCCGCCCTGATAAAGGCATATCGAGTCAGCCTCAACTTACCGCTCGACGAGGCACATGCCCAACAAGAACTAGGCTTTGGAACTCGGCTCGCACGCTATGCGGGATCGATGATCGAGCATTTCGAGAAACAAGGGTTCAGTCGGGTCCGAACTGGTGAATGGCCTCTGCAAAAGGCAGTCGTGCATTGGTTGTCAACCAGCTGCGGGCTTTCTAATCGCGAGGCCGAGGCAATTGATTTGATGACCCGTCCTGACCACCTGAGAGTACGCTGACCCCACCCTGAGGTGATCCTCAGGCATGCTTCGCTTGCCCTCAGGGCACCCTGAGGGCCGACAGTCCACTCCATACCGCAGCAATCGGTGCACGGCGGTGCTAATGGGGCGCTGCGCGCCTACTGGAGGCGGGCGTGAGGTCAGGGTTTCTTGGGCTTTGGGGGTGGACGACGGATCAGTCCAGGACGGGGGACGGCAGGGGGAACTTGTGGGCGGCCGTGGACGGCAAGGTTCCGCGCCTCGATTGCTTCCTTGACACGCTCAACGGCAACATCGGCCTCTCGCACCAGCTTCTGAAATCGCTCAGCTTTCAGGCTCTGCTCCGCTTGATGGTAGAGCTTGTAGGCGCCCGCATAGGCTGCTTTCTCCGTCTCGTCAGGGAGCAATTGAACGCCCAACTCCTTTGCGGTGTTCAAGGCGTCCATGAGATGAACGCTTACAAGGGATCCGCTGTAAAGAATCCCTTCTGCCTTGATAGCCTCTGCCAGCCTGGCTTCGTCCGTTTCAGCCAGCTTTACGGCCAAGGTTACCAACGCCCCATTAGGTTTCAGATCAGCGAACGACTCCTCAAGGCGACCGACGATCTCGGCATTGAGGCTTTTAGACGTGCGATCCGCCTCATCCGACAGCCGCTTATGCAGCGTCTTCGGAATGCGAAGCGTGATGCGCGCGTAGCGGTCCTCGTCTTCTTCCATTGTGAGATTGTTACACCAAAACAGTGTCACTTTCCCGTCAAAACACTTGACACCATGACAGTGTCACTTTCAAAATTGGTGTGACACCATTTCTATGTCACTCAAACATGACTGTCTCCAACTTACATCAGAAGCCCGTCCAGGTCCGGATGAAGGCGGAAACGCATCGCTGGATCCACGAGCAAGCTCAAGCGCAAGAGCGTTCGGCGAACTGGATCATCAACCGCGTGCTGGAACAGGCACGCGCCGAACAACAGAAATGCCCCGACCGTGCGAATGTTGCTCGGCTCTGACAAGGAGGCCGCTTGACCGAAGAGACTTCGTCGTTACCTTGCGCGTTCGGGACCGCGCCCAGTACGCTGGAAGAGTCCCCAAAAGGCGAAGCCCCAAAGCAGGTGAGAGCGCTTTGAGGCTTCTAGATCCGAGAACCCCTTGCACAGGAAACCCGAACCATGACAGATGTTATCGCGTCCGCACGTCCGGCCGCAACACGAGTTACTAAGAGCGCAATACCAGTTACCGAGGAGGCCACTGTTGTTGCCCCGCCAGCAGCGGTTGTCCCTGCCGAAGACCAGAACGACAAGGATTTGAGCGGCAACGCTGGGAAGCCCGCCGACGCCACGAGCACCGCTGTTGTGCTCCACCGTCATCATCGGTTCGATCCCTACGCGCAACTGCTCGAAGCAGAGGCCGCGATCAATGCTATGGGAAAGGTCGACGACGCTGTCCGTGGCATCTTGTGCCTCATCGAGGTGGCCAAGTCGGCGGTCGAAACTGCCGGGACGGATGCAGGCCGCTTGCAGGCCGCCGCTGATCGGTTGGAGGCAGTGTTGGCCCTCCTGGACGCGATCGACAACGGTCTCGATGATCCCCTGCTCTACAGCGCGGGAACGCTCATTGCACTGGCCAAGGTGCAGATCGACGCGAAGCTCGGGCAGCCGGCGACGGTAGGGACTCGGCCAAGCCAACCTACAGTTCTGGCCAACCAGCGCAACTTCTGCGACGGGCGTGATCTGGCGATCCAGATGCTCGCGGTCGGCGACGCGCTGGACCATACCGACGAGGCCGAGCCCTACCGCTGGTTGCGGGGCGGTGCCGCACAAAACCGCTTCGCCCTTCCCTTCCTGCAGCGCCTTCTTGCGCAGCCCGAACTGATGGATGGATTCGCCGCGGTGTTGTCCGGCCGGCTGGGGACGGGCGACAGTGTGCACGCCGACTCCTTCGCGCTCGACTGGGCCGAGTACCAGGCCGGGCTGGTTGGCGAGGACGGCACGGCTACAGAAAGCGATCCTGCCCCGCCATTGACTCCCGCTTCGGCCATCGCCACGCCGATGGCGACCCAACCAACAGGTGGCGTTCCTGCGGCTGACTTCGACGCAGACGACGCATCACTGCGTCTAGCCCGTGCGCACAGCGTGAGTTGGATGCTCTGCCAGATCTTCGGCAATGCGACGGGTGTAGCGCCGAGCGAAATCCGTGACCTGGAAGGGCTCGGGGGATCCGTGCAACACCTGCGCAAGATCCTCGCGACGCTGCACGCCGAGGTCATGGCGGTGGATGGCGAACTGCCCGACGACTTTCACTCGAATCTCTTCCACGCATCCAGCTTGGCAACGCTGGTGGATGAGGTTGAATGGGCCGGCCAGTACAAGTTCATGACGGGCAACCTCTCCATGTCCGAGTACTTCGGCGCCATCTGCGCCGCCTGCGAACAGGCCTCGGAAGCGATCAACGCATGCGAAGGAGCGGCAGCATGAGCAGGCTCGAAACAACCGGGATCAGCCGCCGCGACGAGCGCGCCCATGCGGTCTACAGCGGCAGTGCCGAAGCGCTGGTGCATGCCGGCCTGGTCGAGCCGGGTGAACTGCCGGGGCATGCTGGGAATCCTCGCGGCATGGTGACGGTCGACGGCGCCAAGCGCGTCGTGGCATGCGTCCGCGATGGCGAACCGCAGCTGGAGGTCTGGACGACCCTCACCGGCTGGCCCTTCCCAGTTGCCGGCGAGACGTTCATGGGCCGGCCCGTCGAGGAAGAAGTGGCGCCTCCGCCTGCGGCGAAGCGCTCCAGTCACAAGCCCAAGCCCGAACTCACCGACGAGCAGCGCTTCTTCATGGCGCAGTTGCCTTCGGCCTTCCGGGCGTTGCGCGAGCGCACCGTCGGCGCTCTGCCGCCAGTGCTGATCGACTTAAACGAGTTGCGCATGACCGTTGGGGGCTCAGCATGAACACGGACCCGCAAAAGCATCCGCTGCGCCTAGTGGTTCGTGCTCACGACCCCATTGACGCCGATATGGTGGCTTACACGGCCATGGAAGATATCGACGCCAACTGTCCAGCGGTTTGGGAGCGTGCCCCTGTTGATGCCCGGGCCAAGATCAGAAACGCAATCGTCCGCGCCGTGCGCGCACAGGAGAAACGATGAACGACAGCCATCTCGATGCAGTCCTCCTTTTCACCTCTATCGCGGAGTTCGAGGCACGGCCGAACTTTCACGCGGAGTTGCAACTCACCGCAGACGAACTGGATCGGATCATCGGCAAGTATGAATTGCCGGCCAATCGCGGATCTTGGGCTCTGTGCGGCTTGAACAACTGCCATCGCGAACACAGGTTCGGATATGTAATCCGCGCGAAAGACGGTCGCGAAACCAACATCGGTCATGAATGTGGCAAGCGTGAGTTCGATGTCGAGTTCGAGGAGGTCGAAGCCCGATACAAGCGAGCCGTCGATGCTCAGGCCCGCCAGCGAGCCGTCACGGCGCTGCTAGCCGAACGGGCGCTTCTCGTTGCTCGGTGCGAAGAAATCCAACCGACCATGGCGAAGCAGAGTGCGCGCTACTCTGCCTTCCGAGCCACCTTCCAGCCGGTGAACGGCTTCTGGCTCAATCTATTGAAGTGCGCCAAATTGGGGGGTGCGATTCGGGCGGCGCGGCAGAACAGCGCGTGGAATCCATCAAAGGGCGGCAAGGAAGAGATCGTCACGGTCGGGCGCTTTGCCGGAGGCGCCGCACTCCTTGAAGACGGAAGCGGCCTGGGCAACGTCATCACAAACGACGTTCTGCCATGGCTACGTGCCCTTGATGCGGATCGTCTGACCGCGCTAGACGACGCGGGTATGACGACGACATTGCGAGAGGCTGCGGCGCGTCGCGGCACGTTGGAACGAGCCGAAGCCTTTGCGGCGCACAGCTCGGCGCTGCTGACCCCTCAGAACGTCGCCGCAATGCGGGCAATCTGTGATCACCTCATGAAGTCGAGCGATGCCGGCCATGCGGAGGCACTACTGGAGAAATGGGTTGCTGAAGCGCAGACCGCCGGAGTGCCTGAGAAGCCTGTCCGCATCCACAAGGATCGCTGACCAGTGACGACGCACCTGCAACCCAGGGTGGTCCGCCACCGTGACGCCCCGGCCTACCTCGGCATGGACCGCAACCGGTTCGATGCCGAAGTGCGGCCCTTCCTCACGGAAATCCCGATCGGCGATCGAGGAATCGCCTTCGACAGATTGGAACTCGACGCCTGGGTGGAGGCGTATATTGCCCAGCGTGGACGCCCGAGTCGCGCAAGGAAAGGAGAAACATCATGCGAACTCGGACAAAGGGGATCCAGCTCCTTGGGAATGAGCGGGTCGTCAACAAGCAGTACCTCGGTCAAAGGATCTTCCAGCGCCTTGGTGCGATCTCGCAAGACGATGCAGAAGCCTGGCTTCGCAATCGCCAGCGCGAAATCGACGCCGAGCGGGCAAAGCAACTTCGAACAGGCGCTGACCGCCTGTGGGCAGATGGGGCTGGCAAGTACCTGATGGAATGCAAGCAGCGCAACGTGCGCTCGCTGGAAACCATCAGCTACCACGTCAAGATCCTGCTGCCCTACATCGGCAGTCTGCCCATGGGCGATGTCTGCAATGACTCGCTGGAGACGTTCAAGGCAGAGCGGATTGAAGAGGACGGAGCGAAAAACTCCACCGTCAATCGCAGCCTGGAGGTGGTGCGGACCGTGATGAACCGCGCGGCGCGCGTCTGGCGCGACCAGGGCAAGCCCTGGCTGCCCTCACCGCCGCTGATCGAGATGTTGGATGAAGAGGCGCAGCGGAGAAAGCCGTATCCGCTGTCCTGGGCAGAGCAGGCACAGTTGGTTCCGGCGCTCGCGACCCACCTTCAGCGGCCGGTGCTTTTCGCGCTCAGCACGGGGGCCCGCGACGACAACGTCTGCGGCCTGCGGTGGAGCTGGGAAGTACCGGTTCCGGAGCTGGGCCGAAGCGTATTCGTGATCCCGGCGGCCGAGTTCAAGGGCAAGCGCGACCATGTGCTGATCCTGAACGACGCGGCCTGGAAGATCGTGGAGGACTGCAGGGGCAAGCACGAGGAATACGTGTTCACCTACCGGCCGCCGGCAAAGAAGGACGAGACAGGCAAGGTGATCAAGAAGCCGCGGCGCCGGATCGGCACACTGAACAACAACGGTTGGCAGCGCGCACGAAAGGACGTTGGGCTGGAGAAGGTGCGAGTGCACGACCTTCGCCACACCTTCGGCCAGCGCCTGCGAGACGGCGGGGTGAGTGAAGAAGACCGGGCCCTGCTGCTGGGGCACGCGATCGAGGGAATGCCGCAGCACTATGCGACGGCGACGGTGGCCAGGCTGGTAGAAGCAGCCAACAAGGCTTCCAACACCTTCGACCGCACGACCCTGCTGCGGGTGGTGAACGGGTAG